AGTCCTGGTATTTCTGGGATACGTATTGATGAAGAAATAACTTACAGGTGAAACTCGCAGGGACAACAATGTCCGACGTGTTCAAAGTAAAAAAGGCGAGAGACGGCGGAGGATCTAAAGGTAGAGACCAGATCGGTACTCTAGATTCTCTGCACGAAAAGTATGTGGATGAACTCCATACCGGCGCATCGGAGGAGTCGGTGCGTGAATTAGAGGAGAGGCTGGCGGAGGTCACGAAGCAGATGAAGGGTCCGTTCAGCCCCTTTGTTTATGAAGACGTGATGCTCCAGTCAAAACTCCAGGCAGAGCACGATATTCTCGTACAATCCATTGACGATGCCAGGGAGAAGCGGGATATCCAGCAATATTACTTAGACAGCGGAGACCTCATGCTGGATTACTATGCCCCTCCTGGCAAGAAGACTACATCCAAGGTAGATTTCGGGGCCCGGATCCCAGGGACATTTGACAAACTGTTTTCTGTGACGGAGACGTCAGCGGGTCCGTCCAAGAAGAAGATGTTTGACGAATACCTTTCCCGTCGTGGTCTTTCTAACGGACTGAACATCGCCGAGAACGCGGACAATATCAAGAAAATGGCCGAGCACTGTGCTCCATGCAATATCCCGCGCGAAGAGATCACGTCCGAAGGTATCCTGGTCTGCCCCAAATGCGGATCGGAAGAGTATGCCCTGGTGGTCTCCGACTTCCCCAGTTTCCGTGATCCCCCGAAGGAGCGGAACAATTATGCATACAAGAAGCAGAACCATCTGAACGAGATCCTGAACCAGTTCCAGGCCAAGGAGAGCACGGAGATCCCCGATGATGTTATGAACGAGGTCATATGCGAGATCCGGAAGCGTCGTATTGATAATATCGCTCTCCTGACCGAGCAGAATATCCGAGAGATCTTGAAGAAGCTGGGTCGGAATCGGTACTACGAGCACGCTGCTCATATTCTCTCTAGGTTGAACGGTAACCCCCCGCCCACGATCACGCCGGAGATCGAGGACAAGATCCGGGCCATGTTCCAGGAGGTCCAGGCTCCGTACCTCCTCTACTGCCCTGACGAACGCCGGAACTTCCTGTCGTATTCGTATATCATTTATAAATTCCTGGAGCTGCTGGAGCTGGACGAGTACAAGGTCCACTTCCCGCTTCTCAAATCCCGCGATCGGCTGATTCAGCATGACACGATCTGGAAGAAGATTTGTGAGTACCTGCAGTGGGAATTCATTCAGTCTATTTGAAGAGCATCTAGATGCGATGTCTGGGAATACCATCCGTTGGTTCCGTTATGAATGTCCATGATGCTCCGGAACGCATACTCATATTTCCGGGCTACGTTAAACATATCGTAGAGCCGAACTGCGCGGTCGCGGATATACTGCCGATCAAACTTGCCGTCCAAAGCCATCTGGATTCCGAGGCAGTAATCCTGGAGCGTATGGCAGAGCAGGCCAGTCTTCAAGTTCTCCACCGTTTCCGTCTGTGCACCATAATCGGTGGTCAATGCAGGGGTTCCGCACAACTGGGCTTCTACTGCCACTCCGCAAAAGGGTTCCACGAACATCGTGGGGGCCAGGAGAGCTTGAAGGGTTCCCAAGTATTCCCCTCGCTCTGTCCCGCTGATTGGGGGTTTATACACAATGTTGGGAGATATCAAGAAGGCAGTAGGATCGCCCTGTCCACACAGAACGAAACGCACGTGGGGCATCCGCCTGGCCATTTCGACAACTACATGGCACCCCTTGCCATCGTAGATTCGACCAAAGAACCCTACAGTATTCAGCTGAGGGGTCAAGGATAGAGGCCACTCCCGCGAATCAAAGTAGTTCGGGACCACGAACCAGTAATTCTGTCCCCACTTCTTCTCTACACCTAGAACCTGGTGAAGCCACGCATAACTCTCAAAGATACGGTAAGGGCGTTTGGAATCGTTGTACCCGATCCCGCTTTCGCACACGACCATATCCTCTCCCTCAAGAGCCACATCGTGCGATGCCCCGAACGGAAGACAGACAATATCGGTCGTGGTCCCCCGGTAATTTTCCTTGAGAAGAGGCCGAAGACGGGCGTTGAATTCTTTATAAAGCGGAGTGGACCAGTTCCCTAGATCCCCAATAAATGTCGTGTGATCTTCGAGCTTTTTGACCACCGCATCATGGCTCATTTCGGGATGGAGGTGCTTATACGACATGACCCGGAGGATATCCCATTCGTCCCGGGACATGAGTTCAATCTCCCGTGTAGCTCCAGTCTGGGAGCCTTCTACGCCGTAGTGATAGACTTCAAATCCCCGGGACATCATCATCTTGGGGAAACGCAGAACTTTGCCAGTGTATGCGCAATGACTAAAGTCGTTGTTGGTAATGGTATGTGGCAGGGCCAGAATATGAAGACGGATCTCCATTTACATAGTGTTGTCATGTGATATGTAAATGGCGGGGAATGGAGTTTCGTTCATTGTTCGAATCCACAATGAGGAAGCTACGCTTGAGAGGTCGGTCCGGTCGTTGAACGACGTAAAGTTTCTTCACGAGATTGTGCTGATTCTGCATCGGTGCACGGACAAGAGTTCCGATATCGCCATGTCTCTAGCCCTTGAGAACCCCAACGTGCGGGTTTTGGCTTACGATAACGCCGTATCCAGGGCGGGGTATGAGACGCTGGCCACGGATGCGGATTCGCCTCACAGTTTCATCGCCTATTCCAACTGGTGTATCGAGCAGGCCAAGTATACATGGGTATTCAAGTGGGATGCGGATTTTGTGGCATCGCCTGTGCTCTTGAACTTTATGAATTCTATCCTCTGGGAGCAGAAGAACATGCACATCTCAATCATAGCCAAGAACTCTACATCCAGCAACCGGGAAAACTACCTGTGTGGAGGTCCGCGTATCTTTAAAAAGCACGTGTTCTGGGAGAACAATGAGTATTCTCCCGGTGCTGAACACTGGCACTTTTCGAACGAGATGTGTATTGAGCACGTATCCGAACTCTCCGATCTCAAGCCTTACTGGACTGAGACTCCGTGGTATCTCACGGAAGATTCGGAGGAGGCCCGAGTTGTCAAGGAGCGTATCGAACGCTTGACCGCCGATTTTGGTCCCGAGCCCCCTGGTCTAGCTCGGGCATCCAACCCAGAGTGCGATGCGATTTTCAAGGCGATTGCGTCGGCTAACGATTGTAAGGGTCCGTCTTACGTGAACATGTTCAACTAAAAACGGAACGACTTAGAGAGGAGTATGAACACAACACAAAATGAAGCCCCGTTTCTCAGCATCCGATGTTGCCTCTCTCCTAGGTCTGAATCCGTATCGTTCAAAGAATGAGTCTCTCCTCAAGGTTCTTACTTCTATGCCCAAGTTCAAGTCGGTCATCTTGGGTGTGAAGGAGACGATGGGGGCCAAGACAGATAACGAGATCGTGGCCCAGGCAAGTGGTCCAGCACTCCAGGCCATGTGGGCCTCGGTGGATATTGCGTGTGGCGCTACATCCGATTACCAGGTGGAGAAGGCGATATCAACCTTCAAGCAGACACATATTCGCCAGGTTGTTCAGGAGACGCTGGAGGGGAAGCGAGCACCTACAACTCCGGCACTCCAGGAGGCGGTGGCCCGTGTGATTGCGGGTCAGATGGATGTTGCAACGGAGACGGCTCTTCTGTGTGTGAACCCAGAGGTGACCACTAAGATAGAGCAGTCGCAAGAGCACCAGGCTCTGGCCTCGGAGATCCAGAAGCGTCGCGGGACTCGGCTGGAGGATAAGGCCGAGAACAATCATGCGGCAGCTACGGGCGTCCAAGTGACGGACCGCAATACGTTCGTGGAGTTTGAGTCTGATTCTTACCGCCTGATCGGATACCTGGATGGCATGCAGGGGGATAAGGTCGTGGAGACCAAGAATCGCAAGCGCTTCTGGACGACTCCGCCAGCCTACGATTTCATTCAACTGCGGTGCTATATGTTCATGAAAGGCGAAAAGGACGGCGTTCTGCTGGAGAACTTCCCGGGTCGTGCTCCTCGCACCACCGAGGTCCCGTGGGACGACGAGCGGTGGATGGATATTCATGCTGGACTGTGTGGTGTCGCACGGACGATTGCCAATATCACGGAAGAGGATGCCCATTCACTTGCGCAGTCGGTGTTTGCGACGATGAAGGGTTAGAACCCTCCGAGTCCGGGACCGAGTCCGGGACCGAGCTCCTCCTCGACGTAAGAACAACGAACGTCCGTTATAGATAGAGAACAGCGTCCCGGCCTTGATAATGTACGTCCCGCCGTCTGTCAGGTTGGCTATCCGGTTGGACTTGAATTTTCCCTGTTTGGTAAGTTCCGCCGGAAAATCAGCGGTAATCGTGATTTCAGAGTCCTTGATAAGTTGGTTGGGCACGAACTTCCAGCCAGCCAGTTCGTATACTGCCATTATGTATACAGGTGAAAATGGATCGCCGTTGTCTATTTTTGGTTTGGAGCATCTACTACAATAAGAATGAACAGACTCCTCCACACCATATTTATCGAGAACAAGGACAACAAGAATCTCTGGGACACGTTTGAAGGCGAGTGCCAGAAATTCTACAACGAACCGGCACACAGCTTCACGGAAATGCGGGTGCGGGATAACAAGAAGGTCCGGGGCGATATCTTTGAAGAGTTCTGTGTGCTCTACCTGAAACACATCAAGGGATACGACGACGTATGGCTTCTGGCCGATGTCCCCGACGCGATCTTGACGGACCTGGGAATGAAACGGCCTGACGTAGGTATTGATATTGTCGCAAGGAAGGGCAAATTGTATTCAGCAGTGCAGTGCAAGTACAAGAAGCAGGAGACCAAGACGAAGATTGTCACCTGGAAGGCCCTCTCGACCTTCTACGCCCTATGTATGCGAACTGGACCCTGGGAGAAGTATGTGGTGATGACCAACTGCTCGTTTGTTCGGCATATGGGTAAGAAGTCCAAGAAAGATCTCTCGATCTGCCTCCGGACTCTCCAGGGGATCTCCAAAGAGCAGTGGATTTCCATGTGCGGAGTGGAAGGCCATAAGGTGGATGACGCGCCGACACCACTTCCTACCAAGACAGACGAAGATGTCCGCCAGGCGCGATTGAAATTCTTCGGTAAGATATAATGACCACATCTTCTGCGTCTACTCCCGCTGCACCCGTTGGTGCTCTTCCAGCGGATCCGAAGTCTGCGGCCTCTCTCCCCCCAGGATCTCCGGCAGCTTCTCTGCCCACGACGACGAAGGACGTGGCACTGGCCACTGCTCCTACTGCCCAACCCGATGCGGATAAACGCTGGACCGTGAAGTCTATTCTGATCGTGGCATTTATTGGATTATGGCTCCTTTTTGGTCTTATTGGCTTCATAATGTCGCTGATCTGTTTCGGATACTCGGGGTCGGTGGGTGAGAAGATCCTGGGAATCGTGATTGCCCTGGCTCTGGGTCCGTGGTATTTCCTATACTACTTCTCAAGCGGATCTTACTGCAAGGCGATGCCCCCGACTCTGTTCTAATATGAAAGAACTTAAGATATAGAAGTTAAGTTATTCAAACAACCATGAAATCCTTGATTGATTTAGTAGACAATACCAAAACCGACAAGAACACGGTACATTCCTACCTACCCCTGTATCAGAGTCTACTTTCTAGTAAACGCGATACTGCACGCAACATCCTGGAGGTCGGTATTTATACGGGTGGAAGTATCAAACTATGGAGCGAATTTTTTAAGAATGCTACTGTCTATGGACTTGATATTAGTCATGAATCATATATTTGGGATGAAGTTAAGAACAAGGAAAATATACGCCTGCTGACAGAAACGAACGCCTATGACCAGAATGTTGTGAATACACACTTCCTGGAGAAAAACATAAAATTTGATTTTGTATTGGACGATGGTCCTCACTCTCTTGAGAGTCAGAGGAAATTTATACAACTGTATCTACCCCTGTTGGCAGAGGACGGCATACTTATTATCGAAGACGTCCAATCTACGGATTGGATCGGTGTTCTAAAAAACGAAGTTCCGCAGGAACTTCAAAAATGTGTAATGGTATATGATCTGCGAGCGAATAAGGGTAGGAGCGATGATATTGTTTTTACCGTTAACCGGGCGATGTGTTAAAACGAATTTGGGGATGTCAAGGTAATCAAACAGAACAAGAATAAGAATGTTAAGAATCGCAGATACATCCCAGGCTCCCGAGGTTGAGACGAACTACACGTTTCCTCTGGATCCTTTTCAGACATGTGCCGTAGCCGCTATCCAGGCCCGTGAGAACGTTCTGGTCACCGCCAAGACCGGCAGTGGAAAGACGCTGGTGGGCGAGTACCAGATTGAGTACTCTCTCAAGAACGGTGGGCGGGTGTTCTACACCACCCCAATCAAATCGCTCTCCAATCAAAAATTCCACGATCTCTCTATCCTCTACCCTGGAAAGGTAGGGATCATGACGGGAGACGTCAAGTTCAAGCCCCAGGCAGAGGTGGTGGTCATGACCACTGAGATTCTGCGGAACCTTCTATTCAAGATCGGGTCGTCTACGGAACACATTGGGAGCACCGCATCTCTCTCGCTAGACGGTGTTGATGCGATCGTCTTCGACGAAGTCCACTACTTCAATGATCCCGC